ACTGCTATCCGGCTGCGTAAAGGATTATGATTTCAATCCTTGGACAACAGTTTTGAAACAAATTTATAAGGCTTCGTACGATGAAACCAGAGTCCAAGTTTTGGCAGATTATTAAAAAAAATACACCTAAAATACAGTGGACAAGACTGGAATCTTGGTCCTCTTTTGGTACCCCAGATCTGCTTGGTTATCATGATTCATGCGGATTTTTTATGTGTGAGATGAAGATAGCAAGAGGCCCTAGAATATCATTTAGTCCACACCAAAAACTGTTTCATCAAACCAGAACTAAACGTAACTTCATCATAGTCCAGGAAGCCTCTTCTGGACTAGTAAAACTTTATGAGAGCTCCGCGATCCACGGTCTCCTGACCGATCATCGCGAAACGCCATGCTTGGCGCTTGACGATTGGGACCACATTGAACGCTTGCTGCTTGCAGCTTCACCTAATGCTTGAAGCTTGTTGCTTGTAGCTTGAAGCTTGTCGCTTGCAGCTTGTAGCTTGTAGCTTGGCCCGGACCAAGGCGAACGCTATCGTTGGCCGTCGCCGTTGAATCGCTAATTGCCTGGTCCGTCCCAGCTTCAGGGTCGATGCACAATGCACCGCCCATCCCAGCTGGTATTCCACGCGGGAATTCTTTAATGCTTTCCATAACTCACAACTTTAACTGCAGGATCCCAACATTGTCTACAGTCTCCACACTTGCCGCCCTGCGATGGTGCGGGACAGCTGGCATCCTTCAATACTACCATCGAAGAGTTAGGCCAGGTTGTATTCTCTTGTCCAATCATTGGAGGGGAGAACCTGATCACCAGGTTAGCTGGTGCCCGGTCCAGGTGGTCCTTCACCCACGCTTCGCGCGTCGGCATCCAGTGCTTGGTGTCCGGGGTAAGCTTGCATACTTCAAAAATTTTGTTCAGGTGCTGCAAGTCCTGCACATCTCCGGCGTCATGCCATCTAAAATATTTTTGTCTTTGAATTTGTGCAACCATTGCAGCTGTCCAGAGCTCATTAGTCAGGCTGGCCAGTCTTACATATTGCGCTGCTTTAATTGCTTTGTATCTTGTGTAGTTACCCTTCAGGGCGTAACACATTGAACAAACTGAATTTTTAATTTTACGTAACTTGCTGCCAGTCTTGCATTCCCATGCTGGCAGGCTGTAAGATAGCCCAGGCATTTTTGACGTTCGAGTCATGGACCCGGTGATTGCTGCTGCTTCTTTTACTTTCATATTATCCTTTCTGTTTACTCTTATATAATCCCATATGTAACAATTGTCAAGTGCTTGCTGCTTGTAGCTTGAAGCTTTTATATTTTCTAGTTTAGAATCATTCTAAACTGCAGCTTGTAGCTTGACGCTTGTAACTTTTTTCATATGAAACCAGCCGCGTTCCGTGCACGTACTGGCGGCCGGCCAAACTCCAGGTCCCTACCCTTTCAGGTCACAGGTAACGTCCAGGGAAATGCCAGCGGCAAGATATGTACGCCCTTGAGCTTTCAAAATTCTATAGACCAATCAAGGCCAGGTTACCTGTGCAATAGCGGCGGCGGCGCGATGACTGATCCCTGGTCCGAAGTAACGCCTCCGGAAATCTTTAATCTTGAGATTTTATCATTAAGCCTAGCTAGGGCCACTCAAGTTTAGCAGATCCATCGGACCAGGGATCAGGCCAGGTTGTCTGTGTATCCCTGGCTTTGATCTTAAAAACTACTATATACTATATAATCCCATATGTCAAGCATTAAATTAAAATAAATTTATTTTTTTTTCTTGACTTTAATTTACTTATAATATATAATCCCATAACAACAGAAAGGATAATATGGAAATGGATAAACATTTTACAATAACTTATTATGCAAAAAAGCATAAAAAACATATATCAAGACAAGCTAAATGGGACAGCTTATGCAGATACTTTACAAGTAAAAGTGGCAGTAATTGTATCACTTATTTTGATATTGACGCAAACAATTATAGGACTGCAAGTGGCAATTATAAGATAAGATTTTAATTGACAAATGGATTTATATATGTTAGAATGTCCCATAAATAAAACAGAAAGGAAAACAATGATGTACTTAATAATAGAAGAAACACAATACCAACATACTGACAATACTTATTGTATTGAAGATCAGACAAATGATTACGATAAAGCGATTGATATGTTGCAAGGTTATAAACTAATAAACAAAAGAAAGGATAGAACATACTCTATTTTAAAATATGAAAGTCCTTTACTTTTAACAAAAGAAATGGAAGTAGCATAATGACAAAAATAAGAATGAACACCGAGTTAAGAAACAAACTCTTTAATAAAATAAAAAATGTTTTTGAAAGCGAAGACACTCAAGAACGAGAAGCATATCTTCAAGCAAGAGAGCAAGTTGATTATGAATATAATATTGCACACAATCTTGCAAAAGAAGTTGTTGAAAGATCATACCCAACAGATGATGTTGCAACATTAAGACATTTCAAAAAGAAGTATGGTCAACCTTGTGATGTTGTTGCAAAAGATAAATGTTTTTATTTTGCACACTCCGAAGATGTAGATAGTGAGGGCGAAACAAAAGAAACTAAATCACACTTTGATTTTGGTTTGTTTGGTAATCTAAATGGTAGTGAGTATAGTGGCGACGAGGGTAGAAAGTTTGCAGTTGCATATTATCGAGAAGAACTAAAAGCAAAAAATTGCAACCCAGATATCTATGCACAACAAAATGAAAACAAAGATAACCCACACAAAACTAAACACGTTGAAGAATGTATGAAAGCACTCGGACATAGTGGTAATACTTACAATAATGGCGACAATGTTGGTATGACTAAAACATTTGATGAACCATACTATCTTGATGTTATTGGAACATCTTATTGCAGATCAAGAGCAATAGCTTGTACTAAAAATGAATATGAGTTGTTTGAAAGGTGGCGAATTGCAAAAGCTAATTTAGTTTCCAAACATCAAACGTGGATTGATACAATTCAAAAACAATGCGATCAATTAAAAATTGGATTGAAAGCATACAGGTATCTTTCAGAGGGTATTGAGTTGGCTACTGAACTTGGTATTAAACTTGATGAGGCAGAATTAATTAGAACTAACTCAACAGGTTTGACAATCTATAATCCTAGCAATTTGGCTAGTATGATTAAAGGTATGAAAAACAAACATCAATCAAGAGAGGCAAAGATATTGGCTAGAAAAAAATATGAAGAAAGTCTAAATTAAGACTTGACAAATGTATGGGATTAGTATATAATCCCATACATAATAAACAGAAAGGATAACAATGAACGCAGAACTAATAGGAAGATTATTAATGGTACTAGTTGGATTTGCACTAGCACTATTGGGTGTAATTGTTTTTGTACACTCAAACGATCACGCACTAATGGGAATACTAATTTCTTTTGCTGGTGTGGTTTCAATATTTGGGGGGTTGCCACATTATGAGTAGACTTTGCCAAGGACCAGATTGTCATACATACGATACAACAGACAGGAAACGTGGACCAAAAGGAAACAAAAGAAATCAAACCAGAAAGATTGGTCAGTATGGTTATGGTAACAATAACTTTTGCACATTGAATTGTCAAAACGATTGGTGGGCTTTGTATGGTAACCAAGCAGTTGACTACTTTGGTAGATTGTTTCAGCCTAAAGTATTAACATCTGAAAATGCTTGGCGTAGACAATACAACCGAGCGAGGTGGGATAATGAAACTTTACCTGAATACATAGAAAGAAATATGTTAACAGGGGAAGAAAGACCCTTGACAAATGATATGGATTAGTATATAATCCCATACATAAACAGAAAGGATAACAATGACAACTAAACTAATAAAAACAACTAACCCATACTCTGGTCAATCAGCAATGTTAAATGAAGAAGAGTTTGCGCTTTATCATTTAATTAAACACGCTGAAGAAACAGAACAGTATGAGGCTGTACGAAAAGGTCTGGAGATGTTCAGTAGAAAGAACCCAGACGCATATATGGTATTACTAGATTAACTTTCTGTTAATAACGCGCACAATCATAGGTTGTGCGCGGCTCCCAAGGGGTCCCGAGCGGATCGCACATCAGAAAAAAAACATAACACCCCCTACACCCTAACACAAAAAGGGGTCCCAATAGATTTGTATGTATGCCTTGATTTAGAGATAGATCAGCTGTAAAATCGTTATGGAGAAGAAAACAGAACTACAAAAAATTCTGCAAAAATTTTTATGAAACAAGACTTTATTGAAAAGCTGCCGCCCGACGCGCAAAAAGAATTCCTTAAACTAGCGATGAAGCTAAACGAGAAGACCAAGCAAACCAAGGTCCACGATTCGTTTTTAGATTTTGTCAAACACGTATGGCCTGAATTTATCGAGGGCAAGCATCACAAAAAAATTGCTGACAAGTTTAACAAGCTCGCACAGGGTAAGATCAAACGACTTATAATCAATATGCCACCAAGGCACAC